AAATTAGTTAATGTTTTTTAAATGAGGTGAATTTGACAGGGAGGGGGTCAGTTTTTGTATGTAAGTTTTTAGTCGTTTTACTAATAATTTATCTTCTTTTAAAATTCCTACAATCGTTATACACCTAGAACAAAGGAGCCCTTTTAACTTCCAATTTTGAACGTGTAAAGAAAGTTGAAATTCGTCTTCAGGGCATTTACAAATTGCACATCTATATCTTTGTTTTTTAAGTATTTTATAGTAAGATTCTCTAGAAATATGATTGCGTTTTAGCTTCTCAGCACTGACAGCTCTTACTACTACTTTTTCAGGAACTTCTATATTATTTTTTTGAAGACATAATCTACAAACAGTTTCCCATTTACTTTTTTTTAAAGAATCTGGAAATTCTTCAGCCCCGTGCTCATGTCCACATTTTTTACAAGTGCGTAAATAAATCATTTAGGGCGAGGGCGACTCTTAGCTATTTTAATTTTAGCTTCTATATCTTTCTTTTTAGTTTCAATTTCTTTTTCTTTTAATTTTTTATCATCTATTTGTCTTTTTTCTTCTAGTCTAAGTTTTCTTTCTTCTAAAGAATTAGTCTTTGTTTTATAATTAGCATCTATTCTTAATTTTTCCATTTCTAAAAAATCAGGAACTCCATTATCATCTACATCTATATCTTTTACACCAATAGCTGCTGCTGCTGTAACCCTAATTTGTTCTCTTTCAATACTATATTCTCCATCTAAAATATGCATTTCTTTATCATGATTTTGAGCATCTTCTTCTCTTTCTATCATCATTTTAGTTTGCTTTTCTTGAGAATCTAATTGAGATTGTTGCATTTGAGCTTCTCTTTGAGCTATGTTATTTTCTAAATCTTTAATTTCAGCTTTCATTTCTCCTATATCTTCTACAGATAATAAAGAAATAAAAGTAGATAAATTCACTTTGTCATTCTGAATAAGGGCTTGAACATTACTTTTAACTTGATCTAAAATCATATTAGCGTTACCATTATTAGAAACATAAGCTCCTAATTCACAAGGATCAAAAGCTGTACCATCTAATTCTATAATAGCTATTTCATCATCAGATAAAATTCCTCTTTTAGATACTCCTCCAGATTCAGCTATTTCTATTTGAGAAAGATAAACTAATTCATTAAGTACATCTTCCCACAATAAATCATGAGCAGCAAAAATAGGTTCTGTTATTACAGCAGATTGAATTAAGTCTTGTCTATTATCAGTTACATTACTGTTACCTGCAGTTTGTCCTTCTCTAGGCTTAGATATACCAGCAGCATCTCCTATTTGATCTTCAGTAAACCTAAGGAGATCTGTATAATGTCTAATGTTTTGAATATTAGAAAGATTTAATGCTTCAGCAGCTTTCATGTTTGTTACTAAACCTCTAAGTCCTGTTTCTGCATTTTGCATAGGATTATAAGCTAAGTAACCAGCATCAGTAGCATATTGCAAAGTTTTATCTAAATCAAGATCTTTATCTACCATTAATAAATTAAGAAGAACAACAACACCTTTATCTTGAGCAATGAGCTTTAACAATTTAGACATTAGTAAAAGATATAGTTTAGCCCAGGGTTTCATTCTGTCCATATAGGAAACAATAGGGGCATTTCTTGTGTTATATGCGGTTCCAAAAATTGGAAGTTTACATTTAAAAGGATTATATAAACTAACTCTAGAATAAGGATATGGTTTTATATCTAAAAAAATTTCTTGATCTATCCTTGTTCCTTGCCATACTTGAGGTATATATTCATATATTAATTCATAGGTTAATCCTGTTATTTCATCAGTCCAAGTTATAATAGATTTAGAAGGTCCAAATTCTTGTTTAACTTTAATTGTTTTAGCTTCTTTAGGAACAGTAAATTCTTCACTAACTATTGTCATTTGAGGTTTACCATTTTCATCAGTGAAGGATAAAAAGCCAACTTCTCTCCATGATTTCCAAAAGCAAGTGTAAACAGTACAATAAGTGTTTAAACTATTATCTTGTCCATAACCTCCAGAATGAGAAACATTTGCACTACCTCCAAATCTATTGTTTGTATTTAAATTTTCAAAATGAGTAACGCTTTTAGCATCTCTTGAAAAGAGTTTTGTGTTACCACCATAAACAATAGATAATCTATTTTCTAAATTTTCTAAATCATCATCATTTAAATTTGTACCATATCTATCATATATCTCTCCAAGAGACATTTCTCTTTTATAAGTGATGAATTCTCCATTCTGAGTAAATTCTTCTTCAGGACCCTTATGATAAGCCACACCTAATGTATTTAAAATTTCTACATCTGGAGCACCATTTATCATACTAACCATTACAAATTCTTTTCCTGCTACAACAGCATCAAAAAAAGCTTCGTTTTTAAGATGTTTAATTTTAAGCTCATGAGTTTTTATTTTCATGAGCTTAGCCATTAACTTTTCTTTAACTGTACGATAAGATTTAAACTTAGCTTCAATTTGTTGGGGGTTTAAAATCTCTTGTTCCCTAGCAGCTAATTGCTGCATTATTTCTTCGTATTTCTTTTTAATTTCATTTTTAGGAAGCTCTTGAGTTTGTTGTTGAGCTAACATTTCCATTTTAGCTTTTTGAATTTGAATTTCATTTCCTATATTTACATCAAACCATTCTCTTAAATGTCTATTCTTTTCTCTCATCACTTCATTGGTGGCATTGTTAGAATAATCCATTATATGATATGCCCAAGGTCTTTTTAACTCTTCTCCTTTTAAAATTTGGATTTTATTAGGTGTTTTATTAAATCCTTGAATAAAATCTCTTCCTTGCCCTGCATCAAGACCCAAAGGATCACAGTATTTTTGTAATTCTGTTTGATCTATAATGTTATTATGAAAAGAATAATTTTCAGACATTCTTTTATAGTCTTCTGTATATTGCATATCTGCATTAGAGCAAATATAATTTACAGATTGAATTCTCCATTCCTTGTCTTTAGATTTAAATGGTATACGTTGTGGTGGAAAATTAGTTAGCATTTCTATTATAATAATTATTAATTTTTTTATTAAATTTTTGTCCTATTGAATCTCTTTTTACAGCATCTGAATTTTCTTCTATAAATTCATTAAAGAGTTCTTGTAGTTGCAATACTCCTCCCATTAAAGCCATTACAGAGTCAAAGTTTCCTTTTCTATTATACATAATAAGTTCCTTTAATAGTCTTTTAGTTGGGATTAAATCCATGTTTCTAATTAATTTAAGTTCTCCTGGATTTCTTATTTTAAGAAGCCATCTTTTTAAATAAATTTCTCCAAGTTCTTTCATTTGTTCAGAAGACATTGAGTGTCCTGATTTACGAAGAAGAGTTTTAGAATTTTGTATTTCTCCTTTTAACACTCTTGCTGGAGGTTTCATTAAAAAATGATGGCAATTATTTTTAATAAAGAAATCATAAACTACTTTTCCTCCCCTGTCATTTTCATGAGATAATTTTGCATTATAAAATTTACACATTTTAAGTGCTATTCTATTACATTCATCTGCTGTATCTTCTTTTGGTCTACCAATATACATACAAACTATTTCATCTCCTCCTATTAGTGGGGCATATTTCATTGTTTTAAGTACAACTATACAACAAAGAGATTCTCCTCCATCATTATCTATATCTATTGGGTCCATACTAACCATGTATGCTCCTGGTTGTATTAACCCTGCTATTTCTCTAGGGGATTCAAAGAGTGTAACACATCCTTGTCTGTCTTTATAACTATGGGGAAGAGGATAATCATCTATTGGATTAAGTCTAAAACCCATATCAGGTTTAAATGAAACCATACCTCCAACTTCTATAAGTTCTCCATGTCTTCCTAGTAGATCAAATTCTTTTCCTGATACTCTTTTAGATAATATACCTTGTAAATCAGCTACAGGAAATACGTTTCCTTGTATCACCAAAAAAGCTTCTGATGGTGTTTTACATCTTTGTGTTAAAAAAGTAGCATAGGTGTTTCTATCCCCTTTCTTTTTTCTTTCTCTTTCTTTATCTAAAGATATTTCTGCTACCCACATGTGAGCATTACCATTACTATCTACAGCTTCATAAGTTTTCTTTTCATGTACTAATTCTCCTGGTCTAAACCAAAGATCAGATACAAAGTATCCACATTTTCCTGATACTTCTGCTTCTTCATAAATATTATCAAAAGCTCTAAAACCAAATTCTTCTGGGGCATAAAAAATTTCTGAAAATTCTTTAGCTCCTTTTTCCATGTCTCCTCCAGTTCCTAAAACTATTATCATACCTGTAATATCATCTCCATCTCTTACTGTAGGTTCTGAGAATTCTATTGCAGCTTTTAGTTCCTCTATTTGTCCACCTTCTTCAAAAATTAAAAGAGTGGCTGTTTTTCCTGCTGCGTTGTCAGGTTTATCTTTAAGGGAAATAGTTTCTATTTGAGTACGAATTCCTCTATATGTCCATACTCCATCAATTTCTTCTTCTGTTCCACTAGCTATAAAACAATCATTCTTTTGCATCCTTCTTTCTTTATGAGGTTGTCTAAACTCTGTATATTTGTTTAGAAAATCAATCATAGCAAGACACATTTTAAATGTTGTTCTTCCTTTGTCTCCAAATTGAGATAGGATTATTACTCTTCCATCAGGAACAAAACTATAAATATAAACAGCATCACTTCCTACTTTATAACTCCAACCTTTTCTTCTGGATTTTGACATATCCAAATATTCCTTATCGTATTTACTTCTACCATATTTTACTGGATTTTCTGTTTGATCAACAGTGTGAAACCAATAATAATCCATGGAAAGAAAATCAGGAAAGTCTTCTGTTTTAGATGTTTTACCATTGGGAAGCTCTACCTTTTTTTGAATTCTGCAATAGTTAAGATAAAAATAATGCTTACCTGTAATTGAAATTCCACAAGGAACACCATCTATTAAAGGTTCATATCCATCTAAACATCTTTTTTTCTCTTCTTGCCAAAATTTCTTATAAGCTGTAGTTCCTTCAAGATAGGGAGTGTAAGAAGGGGTTTGGTGTTTATATTTACAAGATTCAGAAAAAGATTGAGCTGCGGGGGAGAAGAGGAGGGAATTAGTAAAGAATAAATATTTCATCTTTAAATTACTAACAGGATTGCGAGTAGATAAATCACTTACTTTAGATTGTAAATCTAAGGGGATTTCATCTAATGCACTTAGCCATTCAAGAGCTGCTTTTGGGTTAACCCCTTCTATTTCTATTCTCATTCTTCTATTACAATTCCAAATTTAGCACCACCTTTAAGCTTTGACACTTTAGTTTCTACTTCTTTATCAGCAGATTTTTTTGCTTGATCTAAAGATTGCATAGTTTTATAAGCATTATTCATAGCTGAATTTATTTGAGCTATGTTTCCATCTTTACCACCTGTTACTTTTGCTGTACCAAAATAAAAAGTAACAGCATCCATTATTTTAAGAAGAGAAGCATAATATCTACTAACATGTCCAGTGAT